CAAAAAGCATTTAAAGAAGCTCCTGTAGGTACTAGCACCGAAGACTTGGCAAAATTGGAAGATGCAGCCAATAAAGCCACCGCCTCAATGGCCGGTGCTGCCGGTGCTGCATTGGGCGGAGTTCAGGATATACTTCAGTCCGTAGTTGGTGGCCTTGATAGGTTAGGATTTCTTACTAAAGAGCAGAAGAAAGATGCTGATAATATCATTGGCATGGTGGGTGGAGCCGCAAACTTGGCAATGGGTATCGCTGCAGGTAATCCTATGCAAATAATTCAGGGGTCAATAGATTTAATTGTGAACGGAATGGAGTATTTCGACTTTAAAAATAAAGCACTGGAGAAAGATCAGAAAAAACACTTGGATAATGTAAAAAACTTAGAGGTTGCCTATAAAAAACTGCAACGAGCAGTCGAAACGGCACTTGGTACTGATGTATATGCAGCGCAGCGCAGCGAAATTGATAATAACAAAAAACAAATTGCTGAATACGAAGCATGGATACGCGACGAACGACAAAAGAAAAAACGCAAACAAGATGCCGACAAAATTGCTGAAACCGAGGCAAAAATAGCGGAATTAAAGGCATCTGCCGAAGATGAGGCAAAAGCCATTACAGAGGCATTGGCTCAAACGGATGCCAAGTCGTTAGCCGGAGAGCTGGCCGATGCTATTACCACGGCATTTGCCGGAGGAGAAGATGCCGCGCTTGCCTTTGGCGATGTGGCTGAAAAAGTAATGCAAAATGCGGTTAAGAATGCGCTTAAATTACAATTCCTCGAAAAGCCCATGCAGTCGGCAGTTGATCAGCTGGCTAAAGATATGGAAAGCGGTGGCGCATTGTCAGACGCCGAACAGGCTGCTTTCCGCAAAAAAATAGAGGATGCCGGGAAAGTTTATTATGACCAGTTGGCTCAATATAGTGATCTATTCACGGGCGAAGCAGGAAAGCAAACAGGCATAAAAGGCGACATTAAAAATATGACCGAAGAAACCGGAAGCGCGTTAACCGGTCAGGTTACAGCCATGCGATTGAATATAGTGGCATTGCTTAATAATAGTAAAAGTTCACTTGATGTCGTTGGCAAAGTATTGGCTACTCTCAACGATATAAAGCTGAATACTGATAGATTGGTTCGCATGGACGAAACATTATATTACCTGAAACAAAACGGAATAAAAGTACAATAGTATGACGCCAGAACAGGCTACCGCTGCCATAAAAAAAAAGTTAGCTGAACTGGAACGCTTCAGGCATGAGGATGTTCCGGATATTATAGGCACGGAGGCTGTAAGACATTATAACCAGTCGTTTGTCAATGAGGGTGCAACTGATCAGTCATTGAAAAAATGGGATGACGTAAAACGCCGAGATCCGGGAAGTGAATGGTATGGTTTTTCACTGGGGGCAAATACCCAGAACCCGAATAAAAAACCAGTAGAGGCGCACGGCGGTGCGCCTAAAAATAAAAAACCAGGAAAAACCAATTTCTCACCAACCCGGACAAAAGACAAAATATTGACAGGCGAAACGAATGAGTTGAAAAATGCTACTAAGTATGTAAAAAAAGCAGATAGAGTTACAGTTCTCAATGATAAGCCGTATGCTCATGTACATAATTTCGGCGGACAGGCATATGTCTTTGGAAAGAAAGCATTCAATATGAAAGCCAGGCCTTTCATATATCCGAGTTCCGCATTGAATAAAACAATTCATGATAAGATAAAAAAAGAAATAGAAAAAATTAAGAAGCAATGAAAGACTTATATCGGGCGCTAATCACGCCAATAAAAAACACCGGTGCAAAATGGATTGACTTTGATAGTGGACAGTTGGATACATCAGATATGCGTAAGGCATTGAAATATCCATGCGCTTTACTTCGGTTTGCTTTTGTTCCAGCCGATGTGTCGGAACAAAGTGACCAGCGCGAAGCGGGTACAATTACCATACGTCTTGCCTTTGATGTCACCGGTAGCCGAACATCGGCAGACGTAGCCGAGTCAGTTCTCAATAGGTCGTTAGAGTGGACAGCTCAGGCAGATGCCTTGTACAATGCGTTGCAAGGGTTTTGTCCGTCAGAATTCGAAGAAATGGAATGTACTGGTCGGCAGCAAGAACAGCGCACTGACGGCTTAGTAGTGTGGAAAATGACATTTACTACAGCAAGATGGTTATTTAAGAACTAAAAATATAGGGGGTGGAAAACCCCCGGTCATATAGGAGACTCTGACCTCTCCTATACATAAATGCGAAGTACCGCAACCCGAGGGCATATAATGTCCTTGGCGCGGTACTTCGCATTTATTATTATCAGAGACTACAAAAGTAGGTATTATTAATTATAAAAACAAAAAGTAAAATGAAAAATTTCAATCAGGCTCCCCTGCCATTTCAGGGGCAAAAGCGGAGGTTTCAAGCCTCCTTTAAAGAGGCATTAAAAGGTTTTAAAGATGCTCCCATGTTTGTTGATCTATTTGGCGGATCAGGTTTATTGAGTCATTGGGTAAAACAACAATGCCCGGATGCAACGGTAGTATATAACGATTATGACGGTTATCACCTACGCATAGCCAATATCGAGAGAAGTAACGCACTGTTGGCTCAGTTTCGCATTATTTTGAGAGATACACCTGTTGGTAAGGTTGTAGGCAAAGAAGCCAAAGAGCGCATTCTGACGGCTATTAAAGCAGAGGAAAAATGCAGCGGGTATGTTGATTATGTAACTATCTCTTCAAGCCTGTTATTCAGCATGAATTATGCTACCAATTTTGATGATCTGGAAAAGCAAACGATGTATAATGTTGTTAGGCTTAACGATTACCAACTTGCAACAGAATACCTTCAAAGTGTTGAAATAGTGAGCATGGATTACAGACAATTGTTTGAGCGTTGGAAGCATATACCAGGCGTTGTATTTATGATTGACCCACCCTATTTGAGCACTGATTGCTCAACTTACAGCAACTATTGGAAGCTGGCTAATTACCTTGATGTGCTGTCGGTTCTGAAGGGTACTAACTATTTTTATTTCACGTCTAATAAGTCATCTATCATTGAACTTACTGACTGGATAGAAAAGAATTTAGGTGCTGAGAATCCGTTTAATGGAGCTACCAAAGTGGAAGTTAATGCACGAATGAACCATAATGCCGGCTATACTGATATAATGCTTTTTAAAAAACAGAAAAAATGAATAAATATCATAGTATTTTAGATAAAATACTGAATCAAAGCAAGGTTCAGCATAATAAGAAGGGAAATATCCTTTACTTGCTCAATGAACAATTAAACCTAAAGGCGGATGATCTGTTGGATATATTTGAGGGTCATGCCATCGCTCGCAATAAGTTGCGTAGTGAGTTGCAGTTATTTATGTCAGGTGAACGATTAACCGAGAAGTACCGAGAAATAGGCGTAAACTGGTGGGATTATTGCGGTCCGATATTGGTCAATAGTTATCCAACGTACTTTGAAAAGCTATCGCCATTAATTGCCAAAATAAACAAAGAACGTCGTAATAGTAAGAATTATGTATTATTTCTTGGATCAACAGATGCCGAAAGTAATCAGTCTCCGTGTTTGAGTCTTATTCAGTTTCAGATAGATGATGAGAAGTTAGTCGTAAGTGCTTATCAACGTAGCTGTGATGCTAACTTGGGGCTTCCGGCTGATATTTATCACTTGTATTTAATATCGCGACAAATAGACTTTCCATTGAAGTCTATCACGTTGAATATAGGTAATGTGCACATCTATGAGAATAATGTGGAAGCTACTAAGATGCTATTGGTAGGTGAACCTGTGAAGTTTGAGTTGAATGTGTAAAAGGCAGTTTAAATAGTCTTTAAATAACAATTAAAAAGATAGCCCATTCACGGACTATCTTTTTTTTGTATCTTTGCGTGTGTCACATAATTTGTACATTTTGTTTTATATTATTTGTACAATTTGATTTGGCGATTATATAATGAGAAATTTGTTTTCTTGTCTTTCTGTTTTCAGTCGACCAGCCGAAGTTGTTTCCGTTTCCTCGTGTTTTCAGTCGTTATGGTCGTAACATGAATCACAAGTCAATTTCTTGTCTTTTCTTCCATAAAAATCTGCGAGGAATTGTCCGCCAAGCAGAATTTCGAAAGTCAGCAAATTCTGTCGTTACAGATTCGTTAAGTCGTGTCACGGAGCGGACAGTTCGTCAAAGATTTTATCCCAAATTGCAGAACTGTCTTTTCATTCCTGCTACTGCCCCTAACGACCGAGGCTATGGGCATTGGCGGTTTGCGGGAGCATTCGTTGTCGTGAAACGACAAGGTGAATGCGGGAGCAAAACTGCCGGAATGCACGTCAGCCAGCCAATGAACATAGGCGTGTGTTAGCAGCTAGGTGCTGTTGAGATTAGTTTGTTTCGTTGTGTTGTAATATGTTTTTGAGCGTGAAAAGTCTCGTCAGTCCCAGTTTCCACCCGAATGGCGTTTCTTTGTCTTCTGGAAAAAGTCAGTTTGTTTTCGTTCTCTTTTCTACGCGAAGCGTTTGCTCAACAGTGTCGAAACGCGCTAATAATATTAAACCAAATTCCCGCTCGAACCTGAAATTAAAAATCTTTTGCCAAATATCGTCTTAATTCACTGTTACTAACGTAAATTGGTGATTTTATCATAGTTGCTTCAATCAAGTCGTCCAATGATACTGATTCAGGATTGTCTAATGAATTATAATTCTCTTTTAGGTACTCACGAAACGCATTACTTAAATCCTTAAATTCAACTTTAAGTCTTTGTCCATCTTCCCATCTATAGAAATACTTTTTTTTATCATTAATTTCATATCTGAATGCTAATTCTTCCCTTAGAATTCTATAAGTCTCAGTGTGGGTAAATTCAATTTGTATGAAGCCGTTGCGTTTGATTCTTGATTTAAATAATTTCATTATTAAAATATAGTTTTAGGGTTCTTGAAAATTCATATTTCTCGTGCATAAATTTAGAGGCACATGTTTTCTTTTCTTTTTTTTTGCACTTGCTGCTAACGACCGAGGCTATGGGCATTTGGCGGTTTGCGGGAGCATTCGCTGTCGTGAAACGACAAAGTGAATGCGGGAGAAAAACCGCCGGAATGCACGTCAGCCAGCCAATGAACATAGGCGTGTGTTAGCAGCATACCGTTTGTTTCATCCGCAGTTTATCTTAATTGAATGTAAAACTGTAATTTACCACTCGTT